AGCGCTGACCGAGCAGGCTGATTTGTCCCTCGTTCATGCAATGGTCGGCCATTGGGTTTCCCTGGGTGCGCGGGGCCTCTCGCGAGGAGATGGGGACCGATAAGGCCCCGCGCGGGTTAAGGGGTGGCTTGCTGGGCAGGTGTGTCATCGACCACTATTCTTTTTCTTGGACCCGTGCTTTTCCTCCGGGGCGGTTTCCTCGGGCGGGGCCAGCCCTTCGAGGCAGCCGAGCAGATATTTATCGACCGGGCCGTCATAGCCGAAGGATTCGCCGACCTTGAACAACGCCGCTTGCTCGACGAGATAGAGATCATCACCGAGGGAACTGACAACCAGGCTGCGGGCTTCGGCCTGCTCTTTGCTCAGGTCCAGCACGGCGCCCGGGGCGATCTGGACGGGGTAATTGATGACCAGCACTTTTTTCATGGCGGAATCTCCTCTTTGGTGGTTGATCGCTCGATGCTGGGCCGGAACGGGTCCGGCCCAGGGGTCCAACGGTCAACGATTACTGGGTGAAGGTGGCGAGGCAGGCGCGCTGCCAGAGACCGTAACCGACATTGCGGAGGGCCTTTACGCCGTAATGGTGCTTGTCTTCGTTGAATTCGAGTTCGCTGCCTTCGGCGACGGCCGAGACGGTGACGCCCTCTTCTTCTTGCCGGATGATGGCCTTGCTTTCGCAGTCGGTGCGGAAGGTGGCCAGCTTGGTGGTCCAGCTCAACCGGGGGTTGACGGTGAGGGCAACCTTGAAACCACCGAGTTGGCCCAGTGTGATAATCCGGTTGGTCTGGCTGGTGGTGGCGTTGACGATGATTTCGCTGCCGATGGCGGCGGCGGCCGATTTCATGAACGGGATCGGCACCATGACATTAAATTCAAGGGCGTCTTCGTTCATCGGCTCGCCCTGGTCGTCCTTGAAGCCGAGAATTGCTTCGATGCTTTGCAGGATGCCGGTTTCCATCTCGACCGTGGTCGGCGCGGTGGAGCTGACGGCGGCGGGGGTGATGTCGTTGCTCTGGGTCCCGCTGTCGCCTTCGGCATGGTCGGTGTCGAAGAAATACTGGCCATCGTAGCAGAGGGCGGCTTCTCCGCCGACGATCAGGGCGCTGATCAGCTTGGCCCAGTGGGCGTTGGTGCGCTGGGCGAGTTCGCGGACACGCATCATGACCTGCCCGGTCTTGTCGCGGCGGATCTCGTCGACCAAAACTTCGAGAGTGGCTTCGAATTTTTTGTTGACGATGGTGATGCCGTTGTCACGGAAACCCTTGGCGTGACGGCCGCCGATCCACTCACGCATTGCGGGGGACATGCCAAGGAATTTGTAGGTTTCGGATTCCTGATTGCTGTCGAAGAGATTCGACACCCCGGGAATCCAGGTGTTGCCGAGGTTTTGTTCCAATGCCGCGTAGAACGTGCCGATGATGGCGCGGCTGCTGAGTCCGGAGGCTCCCATATCTATATTTCCTTTCGTTTGGTCGGTTTAGGTTAGGCCTGCAGCGCGGCCCGGACAACGCCCGCGTCGAACTCGACAATAGCAACCCCGGTGGACACCCAGCGGGACACGTAGCCGATGAGGCTGTTGCTAGTGGCGGTCAGGGTGAAGGTGTTGTCGTCGCTGGCATAAACGGCCGGACGATCATTGGCCGTAATGGCAATGCTGGTGATCGCCAACTGGACCCGGCCCCGGGTTTTAACCCGGACGTTAATGGCGCCTGCGCCACCGGCGGAATTGTCGGCTTTTCTTTCGGCGAAGCCCTGGAAGGGGTCGGCGGCCACCAGGGGCCGGGAATAACCGCTGCCGTTTTCGCCGACGGCGGCGCCTTCGAAAATGATGTCGCTGGCAATGACGGGATATTCTTCAATTTCGCCCAGTTGGTAGGCGCGGGGGGTATCGGCTGCAAGGGTGGCCATGTTTTTTATCTCCTCAAGGGTTTAAGGGTCGGTTACTTTTTGCCTAGCACCCTGGCGCGGCCGGAGTCGGTGGCTTTGGCATAGGCCAGATAGGCCTCGAATTTGCCGCCGAACTCGGCCCGCATGGCGGGGTCCTTGTCCCACTGGGCCTTGGCGCGCTCTTCGATGGGTGCGTTAGGATCGATGGTGCCGCCCTGCCCGCCTTCGGCTGCCGGCACGACGGGGTTGGCGCTGGATTCGATGACGGACAGGGCGGCGGTGCGGGCACCTTTTTCGGCGGCGAGCACCTGTTGGGCGGCAGTGGCGGCGGTGGTTTGTCCGTCGAATTTCAGGGCGGCGATCAGGGCTTCGTGCCCGGGGATCAACTGCTCTTCGACGGCCTGGATGCGGGCGCGCTCACCGGCGGCGCCTTCGGCTCTGGCGGTTGCGATCTGCTGCTGCAGATCGGCGGCGGCGATCATCCCTTCAGTGGCCTCGGCAACGATTGCCGCGACCAGGTCGGGATGCTCGGCTCTCATTTGGTCGAGAGTCATGATTTGTCCTTTCTGGTTTGCGGCCCGGGCGACACCGGCCGGGGCCTGCTGTTGGTTGATAGCGGCGATCAGGGATTCGAGGGTGGCAACACCGTCCACCAGCCCGGCCTCTATCGCCTGGCGCCCGACGAACACGCGCCCGTCGGCCATGCGGGTTAATACTTCATCGACGGATACCCCTCGGTTGGCGGCGATGTCGTTGATGAATTCGGAATAAATGAGATCGGCTTTTTCCTGAATATCGGCGCGGCCGTCGGCGGTCAGCGGTCCATACTGACTGGCGATGCGCTTGTAGCTGCCGGCGGTGATTTCGGTGGTTTTGATGCCCTGTTTTTCTTCGGCCTGGCTGACATCGATGTGCTTGGCCAAGACTCCAATGGATCCGGTCAAAACAGTGCCGCTGCTGATATAGACCCGGTCGGCGGACGAGCCGAACCAGATGGCGCCGCTACACATTTGGCCATCGGACCAGGCATAGATAGGCTTGGTGCCGCGGGCCTCGCGGATAAACTTGGCGACTTCGGCGACGCCGGAGACGGTGCCGCCGGGGCTGTCAATGGCCATGATCACCCCCTTGACGGTGGGGTCGGCCATCGCTTGGGCGAAATCCCGCTTGAGCAGCTCGGTGGAGATGCCGCCGGAGATCTGGGCGAAGAGGTTCATCCGCTTGGAAACCACGCCGTCGATGGGTAAAATGGCGACGTTGTCGATGACTTCGTAGCCGCGCTTTTCATTTTTCAGTGGCCGGCCGAGGCTGGCCTCGATGGCCGAGATATCGATCTTGGGCCCGCGCACATGGGCGCGGTAAATAGACTGGATTTCATCGAGCATGTCGGGCGTGATGGCCCAAAAGCCGTTGACGATATCAATCAGTTTCATGGTTTTTCCTCCTTGGCCGCATCGGGATCTTTTGTCGCTTCGGCCCTGACTTGATCCTGTTCAGCTTCAAACGCGTCCCCAGCCCTGATAGTGATGGGCCGACGGACCTTGCCGTCTTTCTCCCAAGCATCCTTGACAGGCGCGGTCGCTGGAGGCATGCCAAATTCCTTGCGGAAACTCTCCTCGTCCTCGAACTGGGGGGTTAAAGCCCCGGCACGCACCGCCACGCCATAAGCGTCCGCTTTCTGTTTGGCGGTCTCAAAATCGGCGACGGTGGAAACGGCCGGGGATGTCTCCCCGCCGGGAACATCCGATGGCACCCCGGCTTTAATCTTGCGTTCCTTGGCGCGCTGCTGTTCGTCCCGTTCCCAGTCGCCACCGTTGAGGGCGGCGGTTTCGCGGGCTTCGGTGGAAAATCCCGCCGCGACCTTGAGTTCGGCGGCCTTGACTTCGACGATGGGGTTGAGCTGGCCCATGGAGTCGCCGGTCCATTCGCAGCCGAGATACGCCATGCGGATCAGCGGATCGGTAAAAAAGCCGGGTGCGGAAAGACGGCCGCGGGCGATGGCTTCGGTGATGACCAGTTCCCAGATCGGTTGGCAGTATTCGTCGACCAGCCAGGTGCGGGAGCGCAGAAAGAAGCGCCAGGCTTCAAGGAGCGCGGCGCGACTGGCGGAGTAGCTGGCGGTAAAGTGCTTGAGCAACAGCTCCACGGGAATTTCGATGGCGGCGCCGACCTGCTCGGCCATGGCGCGCAAAAAGGCTTCGGCGGCGTTGTTGGCGCCTTTGGGGTCGGCAACGGTGACGTCTTCGTTGGGCAGCAGGCCGATGACTGCCCCGGCGCCCAGCTCCATGCCTTTGGTGTCGATTTGCTTTTGAGATTGGGTAGATCCGCCCACGCCTGGCATGGTGATATTTGGGGTGCCGGTGGCGTTGCGGACAAACACGGTAAAGAGCGACCGGACCACGGCGGCCTGAATCTCGTGATCGGTGTATTTGCTGTATTGCTTGAGCAATTCGATGACGGCGGCCAGGTCGGGCACCCCACGGGTCTGGCCGGGGCGCAGCTTGCGATAGATGTGCAGCACCTGGCGGCGGCCGGCTTTATCGTAAGCGTCAAGCGGGGTCCATTCGCGGGTCTTGAGGCTGCGCAGGTTGCCGGGGTGAAATTTGGCGACGTGGTAGCGGATCGGCGCGCCGTCGGCGTCTTTTTCGACGCCGGCCACCAGTGTGGCGGTGTCGCTCTGCCCCTGGGGATTACAGACACGGTCGGCTTCGATAAAATTGACGCGCAGGGTGTAGGGATTGCCGGGACGCGCCTTGCGGGGCAGATTGACGAATATGTCGCCGGCGGACAGGGTGGAGCGCAGCACCAGATCTTGCGAGGCTAAAAAGCTGTGGCCGCGCTCGATATCAAAATCGTCGCTGTAGGTGGCTAGCTTGAATTCCAGCTCGGCTCGGCGCTCCCAGGCGTCGAGTTGTTCTTCGGTGAGACCTTTGAGGATATCGCGGCAGATAGAGGCGCGGGGCTTGAGCCCGGTGCCGACGATGCTGGTGACTTTGGTATTGATGGCTCCGGCGGCCAGGGGCGCGTTGCGCTCCAGGTCGCGGGAGCGGGCGCGCAGGTCGGGCAGATCGGTGAGGATCGCTTCGTCGGCGTCGCCGTCTTTAGTGGCCCATCCCAGGGTCTGGCGGCGGTCGCGGCGGGCGCCGGTGTAGCCCCCGGCGATGGCCATCATCATGCGGGCTTGATATCGCTGGGCGGCAACAGCCGGGGAGAAATAGCCGATGGCGCGGTCGAGGAGGTTCTGTTTTACTTCGGGCAGCTTCATGGGGTGATAACCCCCATGGCCTGGATGCCGGTGCGGCCGTTGGCGCCGGGGGAGAGTTTACGGCACCAGTTGTCCCATTTTTCGATATTGCGGGAGATTTCGGCGGCGTCGGCGCGGGTAACGGTGCGACGACTGCCCCCGAAGTCGAGGGTATAAGTCTGGTTGGCACTGACGGCATCGTCGGCGGCCATCCACAGGGCTAGCTTGGCTTCGGCTTGTTCGAGGGTGATTCCGGCCACGAGGCCTCCGGGGTTAGAGAAAAGGTCGAATCTCTAAGTTCCCGGGTATTCTAGGTGGGATAAATCACTAGGGGGAGTGGGCTTTGTCCGCCGATGACACAAGATCTGGTGGTTTTTGGAAAAAAGCCCCGCGGGGTGCGGGGCTTTTTAAGTCGTTATTTGTTGTCTTTTGTTTTGAGCAGATGACGGAGGGTGTGGTCGTTGCCTGGATCTATTAAAAAATAGGTGCGGTCGGAGGAATCGTATTCCATCAGGATGCCGTAATAGTTTCGCAGGAGTTTCAGGTAGCGCTTGGCGGTGCGGGGGGAAATGTCGAACTCTTCGGCCAGGATGTTGGCGTTGAAATGCACCTTTTCGGCCAGGAAGAGGCGGATGGTGTCGAGGCGGTGGAGGAAAATCCATGCTTCAGCGGTGGCCATCATTCTTCCCGGTATTTCCGCTCGTCACTTTCTGGCAATTCTTTTAATCTGGCGATCAACTCGGATCGCCTGCTTTCCCCACCTTTTCGGACAAGGGTGCAGTCTTCCCTGTCCGCCCGGCAAGGTGGCCATCCGGCAGGCCAAACATGCCGGGCGTCGACTTTCGCCACGATCCAGTCTTCACCGGTCGGCGCATGATGGACAATATCCGCTATTTCGATTTCTGGTGTTGCTGTTTTGCAATTTTCTTTTTTCATAATTGCTGGCTCCACTCTGGCCCAATGGTCAATGCTTCAGCCCGGCAGGCCTGTATTGTAATCAATTTTTCTAAATGTTTAACCAACAACTTGAAGGGATCTTCGCCAGGGATATATCCTTTCAACATCGCGCTGGTTTCAATAATGCAATTTTGCAGTTCTTCGTTTGTCATATAATAGCTAGCATTCATGGCGCTACCTCCCTGGAAGTCAACCCTTCTTCCTCTATAAACGATTTTCGCCTCCATTGGCACCGGGACAATTTCCCCCGGCCCACATTCTCCCGCGTAAACTACATAATCCACCCCCCTCCAAGTGTAGGTTGTATCCCAAAGAGCTAAACCCTCGTAGCGGCACGCTGTAAAGGTAGCCTTCCCGAATTTCCTAGCCATCTTCTCATTATCGAGTAACCAGGAGATCAATCGTCCAACGGCGGATCTACTTCCGCGAGATTCATTTGTTTTGCAACTTTTCCCACAATGTTTAGAATCCATACTGCCTCTCTCTTTTCAATGTGTGATCAAAAATCAACTCTACCCTACCCGCCACTGCTCGGCCTTCTCTGCGCAGCGTATCCGGTAACACTCGACGGACCAGGCGGAGATGCGCATGCCGGTGCGGCCTGGGGTATCGTTGATCTCTTCGAGGTCGGCGGTTTCGACCAGGCGGTAGATTTTTTTTACGGAGCAGCTGAGCAGCTCGGCGACGGTGACCGGGGTGAGTAGGGTGTTTTTGAGGATGAATTCTCGTTTGGCGCGGTCGATTTCGGCTCGGCTGATAGTTTCAGTCACGGTTGGCTCCTCTTGAATAGACGCGCCGCTGGGGCGCTATGACAGGTTCATTTTTTGTGCTGACGGCATAGGCCCAGCCGAGATATTGCACGAGGGCGAGGCCGTTGCTTTCACAGTCCCAGACGTGGTTGGCCTTACCGGCGGGGCATTGCCAGAGGTTGCGCTCGTCGCGGTATTCGACGCACATCTGGCGGGCGTAGTCCTCGAGATTATGGTGCTGGGGTGATGCGGGATCGCGGGCCAGGGCTTTGAGCTGGTCGTGGGTGTAGCCGCTATGCAGGACGAGGGCGCCGTTGTCGGTCTGGTCGATCTGCAGTTTGTTGGCGATCTGGTCTTTGTGGTAGTGGGTGTCGATGTGGTAGAGGTTTAGGCCGCCGGGGATCGGCTTGTTGTTGCCGGGGTAGCGATCGATGCGGCTGACGGTGACGGGCTGGGTCTTGCGGCCCTGGGCGCCTTTGGCGGGCAGGACTCCGCTGGTGCGGCACCAGGCGTAAACCTCGCCGGTGCGGTGGCCGGCGCTGTCGATGATGCCGGCCATGATGCGGTGGGGCTCGCCGTTTTCGTCGGGATATTCGGCGGCGATGAGGGCATCGAGGGAAGTAAAGTCGCTGGCGCAGGCGCTGGGCACGTAGCCGGCTTTGACGAGGGCGCTTTTCAGGTCGATGCCGTAGCGCCAGGCGCGTATACGGTACCAGAAGCCGTTGTCCTGGGTGTCGATGCTGATCTCAAGGGCGTCGGTCCAGGTGGGCACGACTCCGGTGGGGCGGTCGTCGCGCAGCAGGAGGATGGTGTCTTCTTGGCGGTCTTTGGTTTCGGGGGTGTAGTTGATGGCCTTGTAACCGTGGGCGAGGTCCATCAGCGCGGCGAGATCTCCGGAGCGGGCGCGGACGATGGCGGCGCCGATTTCGGCCATTTTGATGTTGGGCAGCGGGAAGGCGGGCATGTGCGCGCCGATGGATTCGGGGCGTTCAACGTCGGCCCCTTTGATGGCGACAAAGTCCCCGGCCTGGTAGGCTTCGGCGCGATCAGCTTCGTCCCACTCGACCCTGCAGGCGTTGCAGGCGTAGACAACGGAGTGCTCGCCGTGCTTGACGCTCTCGACGGTGGCACCCTCGGGGATGACGAAATGCTCGGCATCCATGAGGACGAACTCGCGACAGTGCGGGCAGCGGCTATGGTAGGCCCAGACCTGCTGGGCGGCGAGCATGCCCTTGTAAATAAATTTACCGGCTGGGGTGCTAGCCAGCAACAGTTTGGAGTCGTCGCTGTCGCGGCCGCGTTTTTTGAGCAGGGTGATGGAATCGGTTTCGCCGCCGGAGCGGTCGGCGTTTTTGTCGATTTCGTCGCCGATGCGCAGTTTGCCGTAAAACGAGGACAAAGAGGCCGGGCTGTTGGACCAGGCGGGGATCAGGCGCGGGCCGTGGTTGCAGCGCACCAGGGAGCGGGAGGTGTCGTCGGCGTAGCGGGACAGCAGACGGGCGGTGCGCGGGCTGGCCTTGAGGGCGGGAATGATGCGCTCGCCGAGGGCTTTCTTGGCTTCGTTTTCGCTGGGCATGAGCCAGAAGACGTTGCCGGAGTCGATACCGCGGTCGATCTGCCACATGGCGGCGTTGAGCAGCACCTGGGTTTTCCCGGCGCGCTCGACCATGCACAACCAGACTTCTCGGACCCAGGGCAGGCTAATGAAGTCCATGAGCTTTTTGGTGTGGGGGACGAGATCCTGCCGCCAGCGGCCGGGCTGGGCGTCGATCTCGGTGACGCGGCGGTGCTTTTCGGCCCACTGGCTGACGGTGAGGTCTTCGGGCACCTGCATGCGCTCGCGCACGGCCCGGGGCAGGGTGTAGCGGATCTGCTTGCCGGCGCAGGCGCGGCGCAGCGACTCGGGAAAGAAGTCGGGCAGCGGCTGGGCGAAGATGTCGGCGGTCAGGGCGGGTTGCATCATTCGGCTTCTTCGTCGAGGAAGGTCATGTCGATTTCTCCAGATTCGTACATGGCGCGAAAGGCATCGAAAAGGGCTTCTTCGAGGATCTTTTTGATTTCGGGGGTGCGTTCTAGCTCGCCCTTGGCGGCGTGGATGAGAGCGGGCACGGAGCGGCCGAGGTGGTGGCGGGCCTCGCCCATGATCTG